TTGTTTTTCGTAAGCTTTTTCTTTTATTGCGGGTCCTTTGCTTGCCATTATATTATTTTGTATTTAGTTTTACCGTTTTCTTTATAAGCTTGTAAACATCTTCTTCTGTTAGCATCTTCAGATACATAACTTACGTGCACCCAGTTAGGGTTTTCATCTGTACCAAACTCCCAAATAATTTGATCAAAATCTAAATTATTTTTTATATACTCATACATCTCTGCATTAGTTTTATGACCATAGTTATCATCTAGGTCAAGCGCACAACCTATACAATGTTGTGAGGTTGTACTTCCGCCAATGGCAGAATTGAGTTGGGGCGAGCGATAGAAACTATTAATAGCGATTGGACCACCCACCCATTTACGTAGAGGTTCAAACACTTGTTCTGCAATAGTTTTCATGTTAATTAAATCTATTTCTCTAGGTGTATTGTCAATACCAAGCCTAGTAGCTGTGTGAGATTTAATCCCTTCTTTAAGCGAAATGTGTTCACTTATTCTATCACTCATTTTAGTGAGTTTTTACTTTGCTAAAGAACTGATAGGTCCAGCCTTGTAAGGTGTATCCGCTTTCATAACTTGCACACAGTTTTCACCATATCTCGAATTACCTTTTACAAGTGTTCTACCTTCTTTTGCTAAGCCAGCTTGCCATACTGCCTGTTGTCCGTATTGTCCTGGTTGTTTTGCCATAATTTATGTAATATTATTATTGTTATCATCAAGATCTTCTCTAGGAGTAAAATCTGGAGTTGATAACGGTGGGAAAGCACCAGCTGTTTCAACTGATGGATTTTCTATTAATGATTTACCTGATCTATCAAGTTTATTATCAAATTTAATACTCATAGACTGTTGATCCTTTGGTGGAATAAAATTGTTTTTTATTTCAAAAGGATTATCTATTGATTCATTAATTTTTTTGTTAATATCTTCCATTATTTTTTAGCCTCTAGCTTTTTAATAAGATCTTTTAATTTTCCAATTTTTTTATCAATTAATGAAACTGGTTTTTTGCTTTCTTCTTTTTTTGCCATGATTATCTGTTTTTATCTTTATTAACGTGATTTATAGACGTAATCATTACTTTGTCTATATATGTTTTACCTTTCATTATTTTGTTTCTAGCTGTAGAAGTCGGTATATCTTCTTTACCAAGCATGATACGGTACATTCGACTTATTAACTGTTTACACTTAAAGGAAACTTTATAGATATTATACTTTTGGGTTGTACGGTTATGTTTTCTCCATACCGTTATCCAACCTTCTTTAAGTAATCTGTTCCAGCGTCTGTTATCCCAGCTATAAGAATATGTACCGATTTTAAAATCTTCTCTAGTGAAAAGATCCATGCAATCGAAATAAATTAGTAATTCTAAGTCTGCATCGTTTAAATCATTGTTTTTACAAGCCCATTTTCTAATGATCCTATAATGTTTTAAAAGATTATGATTTCTAATATCACTCGGTTCTAGTCTCATAACACAACAACTACGTGTGCAATGTTTACAACCTGATATATTTCTTTTTTAATTTCAATTTGATGGGCATTATTTTTATCAAAATAAATTATATCACCTTCTTTAATACCTACAACATTTGTTCCAACAGATAAAACTGTTCCTTCAGCATACCTTATATCTTCTCTTTGTTTTTCAGCTAAAAAAAGCCCTCCTTTTGTTTCAGAAACACCTTGCTTAGTTAAATTAACTATTAAATTATTCCCTATTGCCTTCATTAACTCTAAGATTATTAATTACACAATCGGTTGATAAAATAGTTGTAGCTACAGAGCTTGCATTTCTTAATGCACTTTTTGTGACAAGTAAAGGATCTATAATCCCTGACTCAATCATATTAACCATATTTCCTGTAACAACGTTTAGTCCTTGTCCTTGTTTGCTATAAGTTTTTTTATCGACTATACCTGCGTTTGCTAGTATAACTTTAAAAGGCGCTTGAATAGCTCTTAAAAGTATATTCTCATAAGCATTATCGCTTTTAACTTGCTGTGATGCGTTTAATAATGCAATACCACCACCTGGAACTATACCTTCTTTAATAGCAGCTTTAGTAGCACATATAGCATCTTCAACTCTATCACGTTTTTCTTTTAACTCAACCTCTGAATTAGCACCAACTTTTACAACAGCAACTTTACCTGATAATCTAGCTAATCTTTTCTCAAGACTAACAATCATATTAGGATTTTTTGTTGTTTTAAGTTTTTCTTTTATATCTTCAATTAAGTTTTTTATTTCTTCATTTACTTCATTAACTTGAAGTATTGTTTCGTGTTCACTAGTTATTGTTTTTTTACACTCACCCAATTGCTCAGGTTGTATTAAATCAATATCATCACCTAAGTCTTCATTAATAACAGTTGCACCAGTTAGTAAAGCTAAATCTTCTAAAGTTTCTTTTTTACTAACACCATAAACAGGTGCTTCAACAACGTTAACTTTTATATTGCCTTTTATCTTGTTCATTGCAAGTGCTGACATAACTTGTTGATCAACATCAGCTATAATAAGTAAAGATCTTTTATTTTTAATAGCATATTCTAAAACACTTTGTATTTTTCTAACGTTTTCAACTTGTGATTCAACTATTAAAACCAATGGCTTGTCGAGCTCCGCGGTTTTAGTATCTTGATTAGTTACAAAATGAATATTTTTTAAACCTCTATTATATTGAACACCATCTATTGTTTCAAATTTAGTTTCTGGTAAATCTGAAACCTCAAGCATTACAACACCTGTTTTATCAACAGATCTAAAAGCGTTAGCTATGATTTTACCTAATTCAGGATCATTGTTTGTTGATATTGTAGCAACTTGATCAATCATTTCGTCTTCAACTGGTGTTACGATTGAATTAAGGTAATCAACAACCTTGTTTGTTGCTGTCTGTATGCTTTCTTTTACTTCTCTTGCATTTTCTTTTGTTATTACCCTGTATGCTTCATTTAATATTGAATGAGCTAATACTGTTGCTGTAGTTGTACCGTCCCCAGCTTCACTAACAGTTTTTTTAGCAGCTTGTTTGAGTAATGTTGCACCCATATTTTCAACAGGGTCTAATAGTGTTATAGCTTCCGCTACAGTTACACCATCTTTAGTTATAATAGGTTGGCCAGTATTATCTTCTAACATAACACACTTACCGCTAGCCCCTAAAGTGGAGCTAACAGCTTGTGTAAGTTTTGTAATACCAGCAAACACATTGTTCTTAGCTTCTGAACCAAAGCTCAGATTCTTTACAATTGCATTTGACATAATTTAATTTAATTTAATTTAATTGATTGATATTATTTAAACGTTTTAACTACTTTTGGTCCTTTAATAAAATCGACCTTCTTTTGATAGTGATCAACACTACCATCAATAGCGATTTCAGCGGCTTCAATAGTTTCACGTCTTGTTACATCGTACCATTTGTCTTCTAATTCTAGGTCACGGTGTTCGGTTTGAAAATAACCATTAGGTAACTGAACTATTCTCCAGTTTTTCTTTTCAGCTAAGTGCTTCCAAGCTTTAATAGTTTCTTCTGAAATTTGTGGTGTTTTGGGTTGACCCATTGAAGAGGTCAACGAATAAAAATAAGTCATCGTTTTTTGGTTTTAAGGGTTAAACATTATTTTTGGTTTATATCACTACCACAGTGATATAGGTTTAGTTATACTATCACTTGTTTTTTACAAAACTTACACTACTCAGCTGGTGGTGGTGTTGGGTTTTGCCATGTAAAGTATAAATCTTCATTTATTGGTGTAATTTGTAAATTTATATTTGCTTCAAGACTAGCTTGCATAGAAGGTACATCTAACGCTCCTTCAAGCCATCCAATAACTACGTTTTCAAAAGCTTCAGTGTCTGCGTAAGGTATAAAAGGATCTCCAGCTGTATATTGAAAACCTTGAGTACCTATTGAGCTTGCTGAGTAAGTTTTTCCTCCAGATTCTTCAGAACCTGAATAAGTCCAATGCACCGTGTATATCACATTGTCCTCGCCTTCAGCTTGGATGTGTGCATTCATTTGGTTAATTGTCCATTTGTAAGTAATTGCCATTTTTTATTATTTTAATTTATTAATTTATTTTAACTACAAAAATTTTCATTTGTTACTAAACATTGTAAGTTTGCTGACATAAGTGTTCCTGTTGCAATTCCTGAAATAGCTTGTAATTGAGTACCGCTAAATGTAATACCTAATTGATTTGAAGCTATAGTGCTAATAACAGTTCCAGCGGTTGCGCTCCATTTTACTATAGCTGTTATATATGTTGAAGCGTTTGTTTGTTTGATTATACTAATTTGATATAAACCAGCTGGGTAACCACTAAAGTTTATAACATTAATCCAAGTATTTGCTACATTAGTGTAATTATTATAACTATAAGAAACGTTACCTTTAACCTGAAGACTTGCGGTTGGTGTTGTGGTTCTTATACCTACATTATTACAATAACTATTACTTGCTACAATAAGTGGAGTACTTGTACCAACTTTAACGTGAAATGGTCCACTAGGCGAAGTCGTTCCGATTCCTACTCTTTTTTCAGAACCACTACAATGAAGTCGCATAACCTCACCAAGTGAACCTAAATCAAAAGATAAATCAGTATTTGCTGTTGAAGTAAAATTTGTATGAGCTACAAGTTTTGCTCCATAGTATGTTTGAGAACTTGCACCATAAGAACCAATACGCATAGTTGTTGTTGTTGCACTGGTTGTGTTAGTACTTACATTTAAACCACCAATTACCTCAAGATTTGTTTTTGGTAAAGTAGTCCCAATTCCTACTTTTTGATTGTAAGCATCTATTCTTACTAACTCTCCTTGAGATGCATTACCTAATCTAATAGCTCTTGTGCTTTCTGCTTGTAAATTTAATACACCAGAACTGTTACCTAATCTACCAATAATCGTATCACCAGTTGCACCACCAACCATAAATGAAGCGGAGTTATTGATAGAAATATTACCACTAGCTACAGAAAGCTTTTCCGAAGGCGAAGTCGTCCCGATACCGACGTTTCCACCATTTGGATTTAGTAATAATGGATATGTTACTGATAAATCACCTGCATCAGTAGCTTGTAACCATTGTTTTCCTGTTGATGGGCCCTCTGCCCCAAAATCTAATGTGGTACCAT